AATATTCAGCTAGCTATTCAGCATCTGAAATAAATAGAGACCCACAGGCTGGATGGAGAAATGCTAGATACAATGGATGTAAATTAACCGCTGCAGCAATTAACGTTAATTCATCACAAACAGTTGATGGAGGACCTGTAGTTAAAGTAACAAAAGTTAATCCAAATAAAATTGTATTTGCAAATGGGCAATTAACAACCATTGATGAAGCCACAACAGGAATTAGAAAGAAATCAATTTAAAATAAAAACTTAGATTTTTAAACATTACATATTTATTTAAAAGAAATTATATTATGGGATACTTAAATAACAGTACAATTACTGTCGACGCAATTTTGACAAAAAAGGGTAGAGAATTGCTAGCACGCGGCAAAGACGAATTTAAAATTACTCAATTTGCATTAGCTGATGATGAAATTGATTACGATTTGTGGAACCCTGCACATCCATTAGGTTCTAACTACTATGGAATTATTATTGAAAATATGCCTTTAGTAGAAGCGACAGCAGACGAATCTAATATTATGCGTTATAAATTGGTAACATTACCAAAGAAAACTGCAAGAATACCAGTTATTTCTGTATCACAGACAACTGCAACATTAACTTCTCCTGGTCAAGTATTTACAATTGTTCCAACAACAACAAACTTTACTTCAGGTAACGCAACTTTAGGATATACTGCTATTTTATCAAATTCAGATGTATGTTCATTACAAGTTGTTTCTCCTGTAATGGCAGGTGTTAGCCCAACAGTTCCTAGATTTATTGGGGATGCAGAAGCAGCTACATCAGTTTCAGCAGTTGGATTTAGTTTTAATATTATTGCAAAGCAACAATTAGTTTCAGACGTAAGTGCTACAATAACAATTGTTGGAAACGAAACGGGAGGAAGAACAACAGTAACAGTAACTGTTAAGAAAACATCATTAGCAACATCGACAGGTACGCCTATTACTAATGCTAGAGGATAAATTAACAATTTTTAATAAAATACAATATTAAATATGGCAATTAGTAATCAAGATCAAGGTAGAATGGCAGCTGCAGCAAGTTTGGGAGGCAGAAATGCCCAAGAATTTGGTCTTCCCGCCACGACTGCTGCAAGATATGAGGGCAGAGCAATAAGAATTAAAGGAGGAGATGCTATTTTCTTAGTTCAAGGCGGAAGAAAATTTGGATTTGAAAGTTTTGACGCCTGGTTAGCTTATGGATTAGATAATGGCCAAGGGTTTACAGATTCAAATAATTGGACTATAGTATCTGCCGAAGAAGCTAACTCTATACCATCTGGAGGGTTCGTAAATGCAAAAGGAGTAGTAATTCCAGACTCACCATCAGTGCTAGAACAACCGATGATGATGGAAGAGCAAGTTAATTTAAGAGCACGTTCATTAGCCAATGAAATGGTTAAGCAAATAAGAGTTCAATCTCAAGTAGCTGCCTCAGGAAGGGTATATACTAGATTTGAGCCAGTGTCTGATATTTTAGAAAATCAACAAGTTCAAGTTACAGCTGGATTATTTACTAATAATGCAGCCACAATGTCTGTAATGGTTACATCATCATTACAATCAACGACTTCAAAAAATTACTATTATGAATCTTGGAACGGAACTGCAGTAAACTCTGAAGCTCAATTTTCTGTAGCTTATGGGCATAGACGCGGTTCAGGATCATCAGCAGCAGGTACATTAAATGATTCTCCTTCAAGAGCGATCTATTCACAATATAGATTGTTGTTATTGAATCCAGGCGATACGACATTTACATTTAAAGATGGTACTTCTTCTGACTCTATATATGCACTTAATTTCAATAGAGCAAGATTAAAAGATAAATTAGATCCAGGTAACTGGCAAATTACATTAGCTCAATTATCAGGTTCAACAGTAGCTAATAATTCACATACAGGTTCAAATGTTAGAATCAATTCCGGTTCAGGAGTAACTCCAGCATATGTTACTTTAATTGATGATTCTGGAGATTTATTTAATTTAGGTACTGCGGGATCAGGAAATGTATATAATATTGTATCAGGTACATTAGCAGACGGAATACATAGTCCAGCTTCTCCTAAATATTATGGATTAGTATATCCTAATCTAGGAATTGTAATTCTTAATGATGCAATGTTAAATGCATCAGCTTCATTTAATACAGTAACAGGTTCCAATGTAGCAGGTGATAATGCATGGAAATTATTTACTTCTATCTCAGGAGGCATGGCTGCAAATGCAAATTTTGCAATGCAGGCTAGAAACATAGAGACTATTACATCAACTCACTATTTTGTTCGTGTAAAAAATGGAGAATATAACTTTTCAAATAATCCGACATATACCACAGGTTCTGTAGGAGAATTTGCTCAAGCAACATTTATTGGAGATCCTAAAACATATTTAACGACTATTGGTATGTATAATGATAGACAAGAGCTTTTAGCAGTTGCTAAACTATCTCAGCCAATTCAAAAATCATTTTCAATTGAAACCTTAATTAAGGTTAAGTTGGATTTCTAATAACAAATAATTAAATACAACATCAATATGGCGATTAGACCTAATATTTTTTCATTAAATAATAATATCGACGATGGTATGGGAACTAATTTCAGTGACCGTACTAATTTAGGTGGTTTCATAAACCCTAGAACCGGTATGACCATAGGCGGTGGCGGAGGAGGTGGAGTATTCAATACACCATTTCCAATTAGAACAAACCCAGTAGTTACCCCTATAAGAACAAACCCTACTCCAATAAGAAACCCTTTCAATCCATTCGTACCACCTGTACGAACAAACCCAACATTGACTCCAGTACGAGAACCAATGCCGGAATTGCTAGCAGATACACCAATCATGGTTCAACAACCTGCAGTAGATATAGTTCAAACAATACAAGGTCCTGCAATAGTCCCTCCTCCGCCAAAAGAAATTACGGTAGCACAAATCAATTCAGAAGTAGCCGCACAAGCTACGTCGCTAGCAAATGATATAGTTAAAGATTTAATTAGTCAAACTAAACCTTCAGAAGGCGGTAGAATATTTACTAGATTTGAACCTATTAATGATGTAGTTGAAAACCAAAAAGTATTTTTAACGACTGGTTTATTTTCTAATACAACAAATGGAGTATCAATAAATGCTGCAACAATGTCTGTAATGTATACAGGTTCAATTCAAAGTGCAGCAAGTAAACAATATTATTATGAAGTATGGAATAAAAATATAGGCACTGCAGAAGATGCAGAACCACAATTTTCTATTGCATATGGACATAGAAGAGGTTCTGGTTCATCAGCAGCTGGTACATTAAATGATTCGCCGTCTAGAGCTGTTTATTCACAATATAGACTGTTATTGTTAAACCCTGAAGATACTCAATTTACTTTCAAAGATGGTACTTCTACGGATTCAATCTATGTAATTAATTTCAATAGAGCTAGAATATTAGAAAAAGTAGATCCAGGTAACTGGCAGTTAACGCTAGGGCAATTAGCAGGAGCATCATACGCTAATAGTTCACATACAGGTTCAAATGTTAGATTAGCTGCGGGCCCAGGAGTTATTTCTTTGATAGACGATTCTGGAGATACTCAAGAAAACAGAGTAGCTACGGTAGGAAGAGTAGTCAATGTAGTATCAGGTTCAATATTAAATGGAATACATAATCCTACGAATCCTCACTATTATGGTTTAGTGTATCCTGATATGGGTATGATTGTTTTAAATGATACTAAATTATGTCAATCGGCTTCATTTAATACAGTAACTGGATCAAATATTAATGGAGATAATGCGTGGAAATTATATACTTCTATTTCAGGAGCATTTACTATAGATCCACTTAATTATTCATTTCAATCTAGAAATTCAATAGTAAGAACATCAGCACATTATTTTGTTAGAATTAAAAATGCTGAATACAATTTCTCAAATAATCCGACATATGTAACGGGTTCAGAAGGAGAATTTTCTCAACCGACATTTTTAGGTGATCCGACTGTATATATTACCACAGTAGGTATGTATAATGATAGACAAGAATTATTAGCAGTAGGTAAATTATCTAAACCAATTCAAAAATCATTCTCAAAAGAATCTTTAATAAAAGTTAGATTAGATTTCTAAAATTTTATAAAATATACCATTAAGTAGACTCTTTGATATTTATATTAAAGAGTCTATTTTACTATAATATGGGAAAACCAGGAGTATTTAAAAAAATAAGTGAACAAGATAGAAATATAACACCTTTTAAGGTTTATAAATCTTGGAGATATGAGTCTACATCTAGTATAGATAGTAGCGGTATCGATAGGTTAGTTGCGATTAAACCTAATGGAGCAAAATATTCTGGAGCTAAAGTTACTTTAGATACTTGGCAAACAGAAACCGATTCTGGGTCATTATTAATTAATTTTGCAAATGATAAAGAAGCATCATTAATTTGGTACAGCTTGAATCATTTATATTATAAAAGAGCAGGAAAGCCGTTTGAAACTTTTGGGTATTCAGACCCAGCAGCAATAGAAAGAACTATATTTGACGATGCTGCATTAATTTCAATACCTCAACAAAAATTTGGAGAAGGAATAAAACCAGGTTCTGTTAAATTAAATTTAAGAAATTCTGCACTGAGCCCTACATTATTGACTTTATATGATGATGGCAAAGGAAATTTAATTGACTCTGCATTAAGTAGCTCTATATCCAATGAAATATTATATTTAGGATTCAATGCAATGACATACTCTGATTTATGGACTAGCAATATTTCAAGTTCATGGACATCTACAACTGCAGTAGATAATTTTAGTAAAATACAAAATGATACTACTATACAAGATTTAGATGTAAACGGAGTGAATGTTTTAATTGCAAACGCATCAGCTTCTTATAATTTAATTGGTAAAAATACTTCATATCCATATGGAAACACTGCATTGTTTAAAGGAAATGGTTATGTTCGAATACCAAATAACGACGATTTAAATTTTAAAAGAAGTGAAGATTTTGCAATTGGAATGTGGGTTGGTCATGATAATACTATTACTGCCGCAAATGAAGTTACTGTATTATCAAAACGAACTACTGCGAAAAAAGTTATAGTCGACAGAAAACGATATAGCAAACTTATGGACTTTAATCTTACAATTGGTCAATATCCATATGATGTTAGAGTTATTAGTGGTTCAACAATAGAATGCAGACAATCAAACGGTGCTGTCACTACTTCAGTAACAGCATCATTACTTCCTAATAATCTTAATCACGTTTTGTTACAAAAAACAGGATCAAATTTTCAATTGTATTTGAATGGAAATTTAGCTGCTTCAAAAACAGTAGGATTTGAAGGATTCCATAATGAAGCTGATATATTTATTGGGTCATTAGGATTAACAAATAATGGGTATGCAAATCAAGGATTTGTAGGTTCTATAGATGAGTTTATAATGTTTAAAAAAGCATTAACTACTTCAGAAATTACTCAATTATCATATACAGGTTCATTGAATTTAATGACAACAAATACAAATGCAGTAGGCAATGTATTTTATGAACATGGAATAATAGTATTATCTGATCCTAGAACTAAATACGGTACAACACAATATAGAATGTTTGATGACGTATTATTCAATTATAAAACAGGTGTATATAGACCAAATTTCCTAACAGAATTTTTGCTAGAATATAATTCGACTGTTACATTATATGAACATGAATATATTTGTAAAGCAAAAGAAGACGAATTTAACTTTACGTCAAATTCTACTATTAGATTAGACAATGACGAAAATTCAGAAACTCCAAAAGACTTTGTTTCACATGATAAGTTTGCACCATATATAACGACAGTTGGATTGTATGATCAATATGGTAGAATGTTAGCAGTAGGTAAATTAGGAACACCAATTCATAAACGAGATGATGTCGACTTAAACTTAATAGTTAAGTTTGATATGTAATAAATAAAAAAAGTTATGGCAAAAAGAAACCCTTATTCAGTAAAAGCAGTAGCAGCAAAATATGGATTTAGATCTGGTCTGGAAATGACAATTGATGAATCTTTAAAGGCTCAAGGTATAGATGGAGAATATGAAAAACATATTATCGAATTTACTAAACCTGAAACAAAACACAAATATCACCCTGACTTCAAATTGCCAAATGGTATATTTGTAGAAACTAAGGGTAGATTTTTAACTGATGATAGAAAAAAACATCTATTAGTTAAAGCACAGCACCCTGAATTAGATATTAGATTTTTATTTCAAAATTCTAAAACTAAAATTTCAAAAGCATCAAAAACTACATATGCAGATTGGTGTATTAAACATGGATTCAAATTCGCAGATAAAACTATTCCAGCTGATTGGTTAATTTAACTTGTTCTATTCATAAGGTTTTCTTATATTAGTCTAGATGATAAATAATAGATTAGTAGATCTGATAACTTCTGTGTTAGGCAAAGGTAAGCTTACCAATAAAGGTAATATAGCTCACCATTGTCCTTTCTGTCATTCTTCAAGACGTAAATTAGAAGTGCAGTCAGTTACCAATGATAAAGGAGAAAATCCATGGCATTGTTGGACTTGTAATAAAGCTGGTAAAAAGTTAACAACCTTATTTAAAGCACTAAATGTTAGCCGAGAAAAGATTTCTGAACTTTATACGGTTCTTAACATCCAACCCAAATACAGCAGTAATACGAACAATGGTTACAACCAATCTATACAGGTCCTAGACCTGCCTAAAGAGTATATCCCATTGTATAAACATTCTGAGACAACAGAGTATAAAAATGCTATTCATTACTTAAGAAGTAAAAGAAAAATAACATTATCTGAAATTGTAAAGTATGGAATTGGATATTGTGAATCAGGAGAATATGCTAAAAAGATAATAATTCCGTCTTATGATGATGCAGGTAAATTAAATTATTTTGTAGGAAGAGCTTATTATGATGTAGACTTTAAACATAAGAATCCAGACCACACTAAAGATTGTGTAGGATTTGAATTGTTTATAAATTGGTCACTTCCATTAGTTTTAGTAGAAGGTGCATTTGACGCAATAGCAGTTAGAAGAAACGCAATACCTTTATTTGGTAAGACCATATCAGAAGATTTGCGAAAAAAGATTATAGAAAATAAAGTAACTCAATTATATATTTGTCTTGATAAAGACGCACAAAAACAAGCATTGGAGCATGCAGAATATTTCATGAATAATGGAGTTCAAGTATACTTTGTTGATTTATTTGAGAAAGACCCTGCAGA